CTCGCCAGATGTGCGCCAAGGTTTTAGTCTAAGATTAAGTAGATCGCTACGCCTACTATCGTTCCCAGCATCACCGAAAAAAGCATCTCTATTAATTCCATTTAATCCTACCTTCCACGTTTCGCCTCGTTTGATACCACCTACTTCTAAGACCACCACCGGTTTGGATTGTGCCATTGCCCTTTCCCAGATAGTTTTATTCTGAGCCATTCTGCCGTTCCAAAGAACACTCCAAATAACATCAACATCACTAACAGGATCATTCCAAGCAACACCATAGCCAGCAGCCAAAAGACTGCGAGCAAAGGCATCAAACACTTCTCTACTATTGAGTGCACCGTAGTTGCTCCATAAACTAAATTTCATTCCAATATGCTTCAGTTCTATTACCCATTAAGTCTTTGCGTTTTGAATGACCATCAAACTTACGATCGCCTTTCATATGATCCATCCATCGTCCTAATTCACTATTAATGAGTGGATGGCCGCCGCCGCCCGACTTGGCAGTATTGTTATATATTCCTTCACTATAATCGTGTGACGGAAACTCTTTATACTTCTTTAACAACTCACCGAACACATAACTGTCGTGCCATTCATCTAGTGTAAAAATGCCATTGTCTGCATCTTCGTACATTGCTTCAAAATCTTCTAAGAAACTATGACACACAGGATGATTCAAGTTCATACCATAGAATCCGCATTCTGGCCAGGTCTGTGATCCTTTACCTCTACCAACATATGTAATGTATGCATTATTAGGAAGTAAGTTTGCAAAGTCTTCATAGTCCCATTTGCTGTGAATAATACTGTCTGCATCCATCCACACACACCAGTCCTTAGACCGCGTACAAGCGTCAAACACAGCATAAACTTTGTTAGCGAAGCGTATGGCGTGCCATTTAAATTCCTTGTGCCAGTCGCGTGGTCTACGTGCTTTAATAGCGTCTGGCGGAATACCATTTGCTTTAGGATCATCTTTCCATTTTTCTTTAAACACATTTAGCTTAGGCAATTCTTCTACAGCATCTAATATAGTAATGCGTGATGGATCGGGATTAGTTGGCTTACAACGTTCTGCATAAACAATAAGTTTAATACGTTTGTCTACATTACGAGCAAAGCTTTCTAAAAATCTTTCTCCGTATGTTGTCATTCCTTCTGGGTGGAATGTAGTTACTACTGTTATTTTTTTGCCCATTTTCTTAGGTGCCTCCAAGCTGTTCCGTCTTTTAATTCATCTAATGTCCAATGCATTTGGGCCATTTTATGAATCCACGGTTCTCTGTCAAATTCTTTTAGATTTTCAATTTCTGCTAACTTAGTATGAGCAACTTCTGCTGCTTGACTTCTTGAAGGATCCAATACAATAACTGGTATTCCTTCAATTGCTGCTGCTACTGCTGGACTACTATTATAATTTATTACGCAATGTGCATTTTTAAAATCGTCTAAAATATTCTGTGCATTACTTACAATAACATTAGGTAATCTGTATCTTGCTAACATTCTTTTATGGTTTAATTGATTTTTATCGCCAGGATGAAATCTTACTATAATTCGTCTATCGCTAACTTTCCTAATCTGTGTTATTGTCTTTACTAACCAAGGCATTACAGCTGAACCACCCATACTCCAACCACCGTCTCTTTGACAGCAAATAAGAATATCTCCGCCGTAAAACTTCCAAGGTTTTAATTTAATACCTAGGCGTTGTTTTATTAATTCCCAACGTGCAGGATCTGGGTCATCGTTACAGTATTCTCCTGTGTTTGGAAATATGCCGTCGTAACTATATCTTAAAAATTTATTACTATTGCCCGGGTCGGCATATAAAAACAAGTTACTGTCTACAATAACAGATCGTTTTCCTAGTTTTGTTTGTTTATCGAAAACATTTTTTCTTAGCTGTAAGTGAGGACTACGTTTACTGTTTTCGTGGACAAATCCTTGTACTACTGCTACATCACAGTCAACTGGATTATAATCACAAACAATTTCTCCTTGATCTCCACATCTCCAAACGCCCTCAATAAAATTTACAATAATTTGCGGCTTTTCCGGATTAGTGTTTCCTGGAGGTATTCCCATTAAATATGATGCTACTTTAATTGTCATTTTATTTCCTCAAACTGCATTTAATATTCGCCACGCATAACCACTACGCATTTCCGGTTCGGAAAATTGTGCATAACTTAAATGGGCCATAAATGCAATCATTTCATCTTTAGAAGGTATTTTTGGGTTTTCAATGTTATTTAAATCAGTTTCACATATCATTTCTGCTGCATTAGGACCTAGTGTAATTGCAGCACGGCCTTCCATAAGTGCTTCAGTTGCTGCAATACTATTATAGGTTACCAAACAATGAACATCATCTGCTAATGCATCTTGTATAGTATTTGTAGTAACCCTTTCTGCTCGGATAGGTTTCATTCTAAGTTCTATAGGCCTATCTGTCAATTCTTTTATTTGTTTAACAATATTATTAGTCCATTCTTGTGCAGTACCTTGGCCGAATAAATTCATTACCTTATCGCTAGGCGGGCATATAAGAATTTTCTTACCAGAATAAAACGGTTTAAATTTATATCCTAAATTATCCAATCTATCAGTAGGACGGTCAATTATCGGTCCCATATTCTGTACAGCATTTTTTGTAATTCTGTGCCAGCGTTTATGTTTAATATGATTTCCAAAATAACCAGTGTCGATAGCATAAAACTCTCTACCGGTTTTCCAGCATTGTTTAATTGCTTTTTGACTCCCGCCGCCGAGGCCGCGTATTACTAATATACTGTCATTATTTTCTTCATCTTCCCAAGTAGATTCTAATACTTCTTCTGGGACGCCTTCTAAAAATGCACGTAAATAAGGATCGTATTCGTGACCTTTTTTTGCATAGTTTGCTCCGCTAGTATCTATAGCTGCTACTTTATTACTCATTCATCATATCCGCAAGTTCTTGTTTCCATAGATCGCTGAATTCACAGTTTCTATAGTTTTCAAACCACGGTCCTCCTTCGGTATAGTGTATTAGTTTTGGCTTATCAATGTCATTGTAAACACCAACAAGATAATTCCAAGTGTGATCCAATTCTCCAATTTCTTCATCTTTTAACCAACTAAATCTGTGCAAGTATGCTCCGTTTATTTCTGGATTGTTTACTAGGTCCATAGTAAGCGCAGCATTACTAGGATGCGCACAATTAAACAACATTACACTTGACCAATTCTTGCGTGGATAGATAGTTTGTTTTTGGCCATCCATCTTAACGCCTTCTTTTGGTGTATAATCGTGTTGTACACACATCACAGCATACTTGGGATCTGCTTGATCAAATAATTCTTTAATATCTGTTGTAAGGATCATATCACAATCCATAAACAATGCCCAACCTTTAAAGTCAGTTAGTTCTGGTATAAGAAAACGTGTAAAGGTAAATTCTGTACTTGCAAGTTTGTCAACATTTCTAGTATACCATCCTGCATCACGTAGTTCTTGTTGTTTTAAAGGTCGCACATCAGCTAGTTTGCTCTTAGTTTCAATACTGTGTTTGCAAACTTGATATGCGATATCTTCTCTAGTGTCATATCCTACAAATACTTTCATTAGTCTCTTCTTTCTATATCTTCTTCGACACACTCTTTTCCTCGTTGAACTTCTAAGATGTGTGTGTTTTCTGTGCCAGGATTGCTTGCTTTGTGCCAGACCCTTACTCCAATGTCATAAGGTCTACTTTTTGGATCCAAATGTACAACATCCTGTCTGTTATCATATTCTGTTTCCATCTTACATACACCTTCTAAAATCGTCCATTGTTCTGAACGTTTAAAGTGTCTTTGATCACTAAGGCTTTTACCAGGATATATAACAAGTTCTTTTACTTTGTATCCTTGCTCGGGCTTGTGATCTAACACACGCCAATATCCCCAATCACGTTCTGTTTTTTGTGTTTTCCACTCGTCAAGTATCCAACTACTACTATTAGCTTTGTTTTCGCCTCCGACACCAAATGCAAATGTTACATCAGGATGACTGCCCCAAGTTTCATATTCTGGTGTTGTAGTATTTGTTCTATCGCCACCGTTGGCAAATATCAATTTCCAACTAGATGCCTTTGTAGACAACACTTGTCCTATAGCAAGACACGCTGTATTGTCACTGTCGTCAAACGCAATAACTTCGTCTACACATTCTAATTCTTTGACAATAGCAGTCCGTTCTTGCATAGGCATAAATGGACGGCCTTTTTTGCGTGTAAGCCAAGCATCTGAATTAAGGCCAACAACTAAGTGATCTCCTAATTCTCGTGCTGCTTTAAAATATTCTATATGGCCGGAATGTAGAGGATCAAATCCTCCTGTAACTAATACTACTTTCATACTGATATTTATGTACGTAGTTAACTGCTAAATAGTTTTATGAATAATATTTCAAAGATTAAAAATTTATTACAGTATACTACAACAAGTGATAAAACGTATAATGGCTCAATATACGAAGGCGGTTATCATTCACTAATAATTCACGGTGAAGAAACAAAAGGGCAACGTCAGCCAAAAGAAAGGTTAGACGGAGTACCTTTTAATTTTAGTGACAAAACAGTTCTTGACATTGGAAGTAATCAAGGAGGAATGTTGTTTGCTATACAAAATCAAATTAAAGAAGGTGTAGGCATTGACTTTGACCATCGTCTTGTAAATGTTTCTAATCGTATTAAAGGTTCGCACAATTACAAAAATTTAAACTTTTTTGTTTTTGATTTAGAGAACGAAGATTTTGATTTAATTAATAATTTTGCAGATAATAAATTTGATATAATTTTTTTACTATCCGTATGTATGTGGATTAAGAATTGGAAAGAATTATGTGCTTGGTGTTCTGTAAATGCAAAAAGCTGTTTGTTTGAAACGAATGGTAAAAAGCACGAACAGCAAGAACAATTAGATATATTAAATTCTTTATACAAAAGTGTAGTCTTAGTAAGAGATAAAAGTACAGACGACAAAAGTCAATCTAAACGTAGGTTATATTATTGTGAAAATTAAAGGTATAGTAAACTCCGGAAGAGGAGAATCGTCACAGTGGATGCCAAAGTACATTCCTTGGTTAGTTCCTGGTACAGTAAATTTAAGATTACAAGGTAAAAAGCCGCCAATTACATATACAAAAATTATCGATACTCATTACGGTAAACCTTGTAAAACTGCTCCGTGTAAAGTAAATGGCGAAGATGCATTTATAGTGTGGCCGCCATTAGGAAAAGAAAATAAAGGCAAAGTTGAAATTGGTGCAACTTTTAAAATTAGAGAAAAATTTAATTTAGAAAACGGCGATATTATTGAAATAGAATTTCTTTAATCGTCTATATTGCCTGTCAAATTTTGTGTGAGGCTATGAGTTTTGATGTTGTCGCCGATACTATAAAATGGATGCAACCTTGCTAGACTTGGTACTGTAGTATTTGTATTTAATACCCAATCACCTATTTGTTGGTCAGCAGTTACGTGTCCGTGTTGTCTTATGTGCTTAATAAGTTTATGGGCGCCTTCTGGTTTAAGAATATATGCATAAGCACCACGAAAATAATTTCCAGTTCCTATTTTATAAGGATTTTTTGGATTAGGATTTATATACTTTTCGATAGCTAACGGTTGATTACTTTCTTCTTGTAATACTTTATTATAAGATTTACTATAAGGATCTAACCTATCTAATTTTAATACATCTTCAAACTCGTTACATATACTATTTCCAAAAGGCTTTAATATAAACCCGTCGTGCTCTAATATACAGAACGGTTCTCCTTTTTTTAAGCATTCTAGCCACAAATAGTAATGGCTAAAAAAGCAACCTCTAACACCTAGTCTACCTTTTTTAAATTTTCTTTTAGGTTGTATTCCTGTTGCATAATAATGTTTCTTCCAATCATTACCGTTAATTGCTTTGAAATACTTTGGTTTTAAACCGTGAAGGGTTGCTTGATCAAAACACTCTTGAGCCATTTTACAGGAATGTTCATTCTCTTCTAATCTAATAATGTACGTTATCATACCTTAATCTTTTTATAATTAGATAACCTTGCTTGTTTATATACTGTTTCAACATCAGCTATATTTAAAGGAGTGTCACAGTATACAGCTTCAAACAACTTCATTATTACATCGATAATTTCGTCATTTGGATGCCGATTGTCTTCTGTAAATTTTTCGTAAAATAATTCTGTGACAATTTCATAAGAAGGCCAATAAAATAATTTTGTATTAACATCATCGATATTATCTCGTAGGAGCTCGTCTACTGCTCCCCTTAATATAGCTTTACTAACTGCATTTGCAGAAATACAATTCATTGGTCTAAATGTTGCAGCTAGGGGAACAGGTGATAATGTAAACAGTAATTTTGCATCAGGATTAAATCTATTAATATAATCCTTTATTTGCTGTAAACATTCTTTTGTTTCTTGCATTCCGCAAACTCTAAATTTATGTCTACTAGGATCTACTTTAGATTCTGGAATAGCTCTCCAAAATACTTCATTAGATACTTCATCGTACCATACTTCAGAAAGGCCTAAAGTTATTACAAACAAGTCTGTTTCTAAAAATATTTCTCTTGTTTTTTGTCTAATTTCTTCGTCGTACTCAAATGTTTCTGCTTTATAACCGTGCCATAGTTCTTGTGTTGGCTTTATATTATCAAATGCCCATTTAAACTGTGATAGTAATGCGTGAACATTTACCAGTCCTTCGCCTATACTACTAATATATACTTCGGGATGTTTATCTTTAGACACATTGTAACCTATCTTACTAAGATATCTTGAGATGTTTTCTGCAAAACAACTACCGAATGCAGTAATTTTTGTGTCTTCATTAATAAATGGTTCTGAAGGCGTTAATCCTTTAAGAACATACTTTTGTAAAAAAGTATCTCTTTCAAAATCTTTTTTGTAAGGATTAAAATTACAGTTTTCACCTCGATAAAAAGATCTTCCAATTTTTTTACCTTCAGTCATAGTTACGCCATCGTTGTCGTGTGTAGTTGAGATAACTTTAGAGTTACCGAATCTTTTTTGTGTTTTGCTCATAATGTTGCATCTTCCATTCCTGCTACTCTTAGCTTTACAACATTAGTTATCTGCCATTGCTTTTGGTCTAGAGCTTTTAAGACTCCTAACCACTTGTTACGCAGAAGTGCAAACTCGTTGATAATTTTTTCATAGTCAACAACGTCTGCCTCACCGTCGACGTATTTTTCAACGTCACGGCTTGACAAAGCTCGTTGATAATTTTCTAAATACTTTTTAAAAAATGAGCTACGCAATCTACGTAGCTCAATGTTTAAATAATTTAGGATTGCTTCAATTTCTTGTAACTGATTAAACCGATGTTCTACAATGCCTGGCATAGCAGCAGCACTCTTTTCAACATTACCTATAAGTTTACATTCTGCTTTTGCTTGTGTAAGTTCTACCTCGAAATGTTGAATAGCATCGGGTATTTTTGAAATATCTCTAGATACTTCTGAGTACCATCCCATTAGTAGTCCCAATCCTCTTCTTCAGAATCATTGGCATCATCAGCATCGGAATCTACTTCTAAATAATAATAGATAGCATCATCTAATGTACTGTCATTTCCCAATGATTCTTTGAATGTTTCGTCCGAAACACCATAGTCTGCTAACAAATCGACAAAGCGTTCTGCCGCAGTATCTATATGTTTTTTATCAAAATATTCTACAAAAGTCATCCAAATATCAGCAATCTGGTTTTCATTCATTGGCGAATTCTTCCTCGTTAAGATCTATTTCCGCAACTTCTTCGTCTGCGTTGTCGATATTTACCACAGAAGCTTCTTTTTCGAGGTAATCTGACATAACCTTATCGAGTAGTGGTCCAACCCACTTTTTACGGTATTCAAGAATTTCTTCACCTTCTAGTGTAGTATACTTCAAACGGTTACCGCTCTTTTCAATTACACCTTTTGCTTCAAACAATTCAAGTAGTCCGCTATATGGATTCATACCTGTTTCGTATGGAATCTTAACTTGCACACCTTCGAACGGTTTAGCGTAACGTGTTTTCATAACCTTACAGGCTGCACGAATACCACGCACTTCACTAATCTTGTTACCGTCTTCATCTTCTTTTAGTTTCAACTTCTTCATTGCAACTACGATAGATGATGCATAGATAAAGCCTTGACCACCTGAAATCTTATCATCTGGGTCAAACATATCTTGCGATGCGTATGTATGATTAGTTGCTACTAAACCAACATTGTGACTACCAAACATATTAACAGTGTTACGTACAAGTGATGTTAGTGCTTTAGGCTTACGACCCATATCACCTTTCATATCACCCTTATTAAACTGATCTACGTCTGTAGGTGTTAGCAACATACCTAGTGAGTCAACAACAAACAATACCTTAGGACGGTCTTCTTCGTTCATTGCTTTGTAGTCTGCCATAAACGTACTAATAGTCTTAGCAACGTCATCAATCATTGACATATTAAGTTTTAGCAGTTTATCTTCTGATGTATCTACATCAAGTGCTTGTAGCCACGCTTCGTCAAGTGCATTCTCTGAGTCAATAAGAACTACAAAGATACCTTGATCTTGTGCTGACTTTACAATGTTGCCTGAGCAGATATATGATTTACCTGCACCTGACTCACCAGCAAATACACTTACTTTGCCTAGTGGAATACCTTTGTTCCAATCACCTGAAATAAGATAGTTGAGTGCAAAGTTACCTGTGCTAATCCAATCAGTAGGATCGTTAAATCCTGCACTCATACCTGAAATAGATTTTGTAAGCGATGTTCGAAACTTTGTTGGATCGAATGCCTTATTAGCCATATTAATCTCCTAATCTAAAAAGCTGGGCAAGTATAAAGGGTTGCATCTTTGAAATGCAACCCTTTTCAGTTGCTATTACTGTCCTGAACGGGCACGGATCATTGCAAGAATGTCTTGTGCGCCGCCGCCTTCTGCAGGAGCCGCTTCAGCCGCTGGTGCTGGAGTAGGCTCTGGTGCTGCCTCTGCTACTGGAGCAGGTGCTGCCGCTGGTGCAGGAGTCGGAGTAGGTGCTGTTTGACTTGTTGCTGTACCGTTAGATGATGCTACATTAGGATCACCTGTACGTGCTGCCATACCGGCAGGTCGGAAGTAGTTACTCCAACGATCAGGATCATATGCTTCACCGTCTACTGACGCTTCAAACATTTCCTGCATAACCTTGACAGCAGTTTCGTCTGGCTTCTTAGGTAGGAAGTCATTTAGATCAAACAAGCCGTGTGTGTTAACTGCATTCATTTCTGCATCTGACAATGGACGCTCTCTACGTGCCCAGTTAGATGTTGAATAGTCTGCATAACCACCTTTTGAACTCTTGTTCAAACGGAAGTCAACACCTGCTGTATAATCTGTTGGCAACTCTTCCATATCTGGATCCATAAGTGCTTGCTTAATAATCTGGAAGATTTGTGGACCAATGATAAAGCGTCTGATTGGATTCTCAGGTGCTTCGTCGTCCGCTAGTGGATTATCCGTTACAAAGCCTTGGAAGATATACGAACGCTTCTTCCAGTACTTACGACCCATATCTTCTAGACTTGGATCTTTAAACCAACCACGTACTTCGTTAAGTACTGAACAGGATTCTCCGTACATTTCCATACAAGGAATTTGTACTTGTACTGGACGAGAATCTGTTTCACCCTTTACACCAGCAAATGGAAGTTTAATCATCAAACGTTCTTTCCAAAAGAAAGTGTTATCTGTATCACCGTCAGGAAGGAAACGTAGAGTTGCACTCTCGCCTTCTTTCATATTCCAAAATGGGTAAATTGGGTTTGGTCCGCTTGGGCCATTTGAACCACCTGAAGAGCGGTTTTCTTGTTCTTTGAGCTTTGCTCGGATTTCTGCTAATGATGCCATAGTTATGCCTCCTATATGTTATGCCTATGTGCTTAGTGCCTATTTCGTATAGCACAATATATACTATACGACATTATTTATAAAAAGTCAAGTACTTTTTTATAAATTTTTTAGAAAGTTAGCGGATTATCTTAAACCCGCCAACTCTTTCATTCTATCAAAATCTGTATCAACTTCCATCTGTTGTGGTTGTGTGCGCATTTGGTAATCGTCATACAGAGCTTGAACTTGTTCGATAAAGGCCTTAGCAGGTTCTATGAACTGCTCGCCGTAATCTTTTTCTACCATAGTAAGTACGGCTGTTTCGCCTTTTGGAAACTGGCCTGTTTCTCTGTCATAGTATGATAGTATAAACTCGCCTAGTGGTGTCTTATCGTCCTTTTCAAGTGTAATCTCATCACCGTCTGGACCTTGAATCTTGTCGCCTTTTTTCTTACCGTCTCTTTTAGCATCTTGTACAGCCTTTGCATATGCATTGCCTTCGTCTTTTGGTTCTTCCATATGGTCTTCAATATAAACCATTAGTGGATATAATGCATTTACAATTTGATTACCAAAACGTGCGTTCTCGCCACTGCCTGGTTCAGTTTCTAGTTTCTTTGCCTCGCCACGTAGCTGCATAACAGGATCTAAAACTTGCTTTAGTTTAGGATCGTTCATACCGCTGATGCCTAATTTGCTGTCCATCCAACTATAAACATCATAAACATCACTTACATACATATTTGCTAAATTGCCGTCAAATGTATCTTTGCCTGTTTCAATCTTTTTACCAATGCCACGCAAGCGACCTAGTGCTTCTACAGCATCTTTACGTGTTTTGATGTATGCTTCTTGTACATCGTCTTCGTTTGTATCACATTCACAAGGTGCGCAGTTACATTCTTCGCACTCTTTTGCTTCAGCAAACTGTCCCATCATTTCTTCGAAGCCTTGTTCTAGTGCAATCTCTTCTGGTACGCAGTTGTTTACACGCTTACCTTTGTTTTTACCTGTGCCTGGCTTTGTGCCTTGCTTTTTATAGCCGTCCCAACAATCCATATCTGTTGGTGATTTTTCTTCTAACTCTTCAACTTGTGGCTCTTTGCCTTTGCCCATTAGCCAGTCAATTACTTTTTTGCCGCCATAGAGTATTGCTACTACAGCTAATGCTGGTAATGCATATTGTTTTGCAAAACTAGCAACTTTTAAGAAGCCGCTACTACCAATTGCTGCTGTTATTTGATCTTGTACGGCTTCAATTCCTGCACCTGCTTGTGCAATTAATGCGTCAGCATCGCCTGCAAGATCAGCAGCCATATCGCCAACAGCATCGATTGCATCGCCTGCTTTTTTGCCGGCGTATGCTGCGCCGCCTGCTACTGTTGTTGCAATTGGATGTTTCACAGCCATTGTGCCTGCACCTTTTGCTACTGCGCCTGCGCCTCTTGCTGCTGCACTGCCTCCTTTTGTAATAATGTTTGCACCTAAACGTGTAAGTACAGGAACTGCTGCTCTAGCCGCAGCCATTAATGCAGGGATAGCTAATGCCGGTAATACTTCGTCAATTTGTTCGTCTGATTCACCTAGTAAATCATCTGGGCCTAGTTCTACGGCCTTTGTGCCTTCTTTTACTAGATTATAAATGTATGGGAACACATCTGCTAGTTCTTCGTTGAACTGCTTAATAGTTAGTTCGTCAATCCAGTTTTCAGCAACATCACTTGGAACATCTTCTAGTACTGGGGGATTAAATGCTTCAAATGTTTCTTTGTAATATGCTGGCTTTTGTAATGACTCGATTGTTTTTTTAACTGTACTAATACGCTCTTTTACAATGTCCATATAACCTGATAAACTTTCTGCCATCACAGCTGAACGTCCCATATAGTTCTTGAACTTGCGTAGTTTTGCCATTTCTTCTGATAAGCTTACAATGTGCTTACCGAAGTCATCGTATGCGTTGCCGCCTTCGCTTACGTGCATAGCCATTGCTCTAGCACCACTTAGGTGTTTATATGGATATTTAAATCTTTCGCCATCGGGTGATTCAATATAAATTTTACCAATTTTTTGAGTTCTTCCTGTTGTACTTTCTTGATTAATATTTTCTGTATGCTTAATCATTATACGTGCTTCGCCTACCTTTTGGTAGCTTACACGGCTAGTGCCATATAGTTTTGATTCAACCATTTGTTCTTCCCCAGAGCGTTGTGCTAAAAATTTATAATCTCTTTTTGTTAAATTTGATTTATTAATATCTCTTATACTAAAATCGAGCATTCTTTTTTTACTAAAAACTCTCAATTCTTTTAAAAAATCATACCAACTATTTTTTGTAATTTCATCTTCGTTATTAATAAAATCTTTTGAATATATAACAGATAAGCCATCGTCTTCAGAAATACTTACACTTACTTTTCCTAAACCTTTGTAATCAAAATCAAAAAATCTAGCTTTACTAGGTTCGTTTGTAACCATACCGTTAGCATCGCCGATAGTTACGTCACTAAACCTACCACGTATCTTTTTGAAGAGGTCTTCGCCTATTTTATCATATTCCATCATAAAGTATTTATCAATAGTTGCTGCTAATGAAGATAGGCATTGGTGGCTCGTAATCTTCTAAATCTGCTGTTTGATTAAATGTGTTATATACTCTAGGATCCCAGTCCTTTAACACACTCATCATTCTAAGAGCTAATAAAGTAGCACTAACTAAATCATCTGTTAATCCCGACTTTGCTTGGTAACTTGAACCAGTTGCAACATAACCCTTTAGTTCTGATATAAATGGTTTACTATGCACAATCATTTTATCGTTTTCGATCATTGTTTTGAGTCTGGAACAAGCTGTAACTTTGGTACTGTGCGTTGTGTTAAATCCTTTGCGGAACTTTCTAACGTGTCCTTTGCGGATTGGTTCGCTAACAAACAGACCAGGAATGTTTTCTTCCCCAAAGTCATTGATAACAATAAGTGCGGCTTCTCCCAGGCCATTGTTTTCTACACTCCAATATATACCTTGTGGATTTTTAGTTTCTTCTGCAATATATTTACATATATCAGAAAGCACTCTAATCTGTCCAGGTATAGCAGTTGTATTATGTTGCCATTCTGCTACTTGTTCATAACTTGGCAATTCAAACACTTGTATAGCTGCGTAGTCGCCGCCTGTTCCCATACTTGGATCTAATGCAATACAATATGTATATTGACTAGTTGGTTTTTTATACCAGCGTGTTTGTCCCATATTAAGTATAGGACTTGCACCTTCCATAGACGCAAGTTTAATTGAATTAATTAGTGTTTCGTCAAATACTAAGAACTCACAGCCATATTCACGACGGAATTTTTCTTCACCAATACGTCCAATTTCATCTTCTTTCCACTTTTCGTCTCTATCAGGATGTTCGTGCCATTCTGCTTTGAAACTGTGAAAACCATTTATACCTACTTCTTGTTCGTTGCCGTGTGTGTCAAATTTTTGTTCTGCTTGTTTCCAAATAGTAGCAAATGTGTCTTCGTCTGAGTTAGGTGTGCTAGTAATAATAGCTCTACCACCTGTTGCTAGTGTAGGTGATATTGAAGTCCAAAACTCTTCCGCAATGTTAGGTTGCACAAACGCAAACTCGTCACAGTATAGTAGCGAGATACTCATACCACGTCCTGTGTTGCCTGTTGTTGTTTGTGCTACAATACGTGATCCATTTTCGAATTCAATTGAACCTTTGTTGTAACTTGTAACACCTGCTCTAATATGGTCTGGGCAAGTTTCGTACACATAACGTACACGAGCCATAATTTCTTGTGCACCTGTGTATTTGTGTGCGGCAACAAGAATAGTTTGATCTGGATTAAACATTGCGTACCAGCACAAGTATATACTAGCACAAGTAGTCTTACCTGTTTGTCTAGGCATCATATTAATATTAAATCTATAACTGTGATATGAGTGCATTAAACGTAGCTGATACTCATAAGGATCAAACAACAGTTTGCCTCTTACAGGATGCTGTATGTAGGCAAACTGTTTAGCAAAATGTAAATAGCCTTCATCAGGATCCATACATTTAAGTAGATCCTGAACTTGTGCTTCAGTAAATGTTTCTTGTTTATTGGCTTTTTTAGTTAATACGCCATCTAATGATTTCGACATATTGTATTTACTCAAAAAAATAGGACCCGAAGGTCCTATTTGGTGTAACCCCACCGTAGATTATTTTTTCTTAAATTGCGGAGGTACTTGACCTTTTTTAGGCTTGCTACCTTTTTTCTTACCTGCGTGATCGTCTTTGCCTGGCTTCTTGTCTGCCCAGTCTGGAACGCCGTCGCCGTCTGCATCTGGCTTTTTCTTTTCTTGTAGTGCTGCCATTAGCTGTGCTTTGATAGCTTCTACAGCCATTGCATTGTCGCCGTCTTGTGCTTTAGCATATGCTTTCTTTTCACGGTTAAGACCACCGCTTAGATCTTTT